ATTTTGCGTTCCTAATGCACTAACCGCATTTAGTAACATTGCTAAAGGTGGTTCATAAATCATACCTATAGATAAAAAAAAGCGGGCACTAAGGCCCGCTTTCTCATTTATATAAAATCAGTTACTGTTAGTAACCTACCGTAATACCACTCAAACTTCCAGACAACATCTGGAATGCTGTTTTAGTATTGTCGTAAGATGCACTTATCTCTTTTGCTGGTTCAGGTTCGAATGCGGTGAAGGTTAATGAGTAACCATTCAAATCACCATATGCGGTACCTGTTTGACCAGTTCCAGCTGATAAAGTCATACCATTAAACTGACCTAAATAGAACCATCTAGCATCGTTATCACTGCTACCATTCTGTGTTTCTAAGATAATCTTAGCATCTGGTTGTTTACCTAAGGTGCCAATCAAATCTTGTAACGAATCCTGGTATTTGTGGAACTGGATTGTTAAATCCTGCTGATAGAAAATAGTTCCATTTTCAATACTAGAGTTGATAGTTTCTGTATAGTTAGCGGTTTGATTAACTTGTTCAAAGGCAAAGAACTTACCTGAACCTGTTATCGCTGTAATTAAAGAGTTTGTATTAACAACTTTACTTACGCTACCACTTAAAATATAGATTCTTCTAACACCTCCAGTGTTATCGCGGCATCCTAACTGCCATCCTGCGGTTATATTACAAGTAGCCATAATTTATTAGTTTTTAAAGGTTAAACTGTTAAATTAGGCTAAATCGTTAGATACCCAGAATGTAGGATTAGCAATTTGTGCACCGAATTTAGCAGAAATTCTGTACTTAAGTTGGTCAGCATTAATATCGTACCACAATTGGAAATTAGTTGCTTCAGCAGCTAAGTCGGTACCAACAACAATATCTTTTGCAGGTCCACCAACAATTCTGTTTCCACCAGTTAATCCCATAGTACCAACAACAATAACACCAGGTGCAGTTGGGTGTTCAATATACATCAAGCTTCTGTTAGCAGTTTGCTTAACATTGTATCCACCTAAAACAGTACCGGTAGAAGTGCTTAATGCATTAACATACAACTTGAAGTTAGCAACACTCATGAAGATAGCTAAATCACCTTTGTTTGAAGCTATTTCAGGGATGTTTTGGTAAACAGCATTAACTTGTGCGATGATGTTAGCTGAAGTTGGGGTTGCAACTGCATCACCAACCCAAGCGTTTGGAGAAAGTGAACCACTGAAAGTAACACCAGTTGTAGAACCAGAAATAACTGAGTACAAACCAGTAACTTCACCACATAAAGAAGTTCTAGGTCTGTTCCACAAATTCTTTTCAATTTGGCACTGGAATGTGCTTAAGGCACCCTCAGCTAATGGTCTTAATACTTCTGCATTTTGAACAATAGCACCTTCACCACCTAAGTTACCAAATTTATCTTGTACATCTGTCATGCAAATACCATCGTACAAAGTAGTCTTACAAGCTAAAATTTCTCTTGCATTGAAAGAAGAAGTGGTAGCGGTTTCGGCAGTACCAGCACAGTTTCCATACTGGAAGTTACCATCAGCAAAAACTGAGTTAACAGTTGCTTTGTGTCTAACACCAGTTTGTAGGGTAGCTAATTCGATAGTGTTACCCTCATTTACGATTCTTGCTAAGAATCCCAACCCTTCTCTATTGATGAAGTCGGTTGTGATTGTTGATAAGTTATTACTCATTGTTTAATTTTTTTATCTGTTTAATAATTTTAATTCGTTAGCGATTCTATTTCTTCTCGCTTCTGAGTTTTGGGTTAATGCTGAACCTTTAAAGATTTCAACGTTTTTGTCTGATTTAATAACAGTTGGTTCAGCTGCTGGGGCAACAGCCATTTTAGTAGATTTGTCTTCTACTGTAGCTAATCTTGCTTCTAATGGTTGAAGTTTTTCTTCAACAACAGCGGCAATTTGCTTAATTAATTCTTCAACTAATGCAGGTGTAAGTTCAGCCATTTTTTCCTCTTTGTCTTTCATCTCTTCAACAACCTCTTCTTCTACAACATCTTCGGCTTCGACTTCTACTTCAACATCAGTTGCTTCCTTAACCTCAGCAATTATACCATCTTCTACTTTAACTACTTTTTTATCCTCTAACACGTATTCACCAGTTGGTGCTTTAACTTCATTACCTTCATTATCAACTAGGAAAATTTCTTTTCCAGCAGATAATTCGTCAAATTTCAAAGTTAATTGCCCGTCTAATGTTTTAGCGGTAGCGAATTCAACAGCAGCCACTGTAGCATTAGCGTCGACAAGATTAAAGTGTCTTTTGACTAATTCTTTTAAATTCATAATAAATTTTTTTAGTGGGTTAATGTTTAACGACGACATATATAAAAAGATTGACACTAATTAAAAAAAGAAGCCCCCGCCGTTGCAGGGGCTTCATAGGCAAACAACAAATTAACCCGGAAAGCGATTTGCTTTTCCTTCTTTCACTACTAACGTAGTACCATCAGCAAGTTCATAACTACCATCTGGGGCAATACTTGCGATATCTCCCTTATTATCAAGGATAAATGTAACCAATGTATCTTCTTTTACAAATAATTTTGTTCCTCCTGTAGTTGTTACTTGAACAAAATCTTCCTCTTTGTCATTTAACATTGTTTGTTTGCCAAAATAACCTTCTAACGATAATCCTTTAACAACACCTGATTTAATTAATTGCCATAAATTAGTATCTTCTACTTTTAAAGCAACAAACCAGGTACCATTAGGTAAATTAAAACCATAGCTATAACTCTTGTCTTTATCATCTTTTTTCAACCAACTTTCTACAACATAAGCACCTGTTAATTTAACTCCAGCATCGTGCTGTACATTAATGTTATCAACAAATTTATTTTTAATAAAGCCGTGTGCCATTCTTTCAACAGTTTCTGGGGTGAAGTATACATAATAATCTTCTCCATTAGTGTCACGTCTTAAAATAGGCTTATTAGGAATCATAACAGGCGATATTAGCATCTGCTTATCTTCGCTTATAACGCTAAAATTCGTTTTATATGCAATTTCCTCATCACAATCACCATCTATATCGCAAAATATTTCTTTGTCGGTATATAACGGGATTTTATTAAGGAAGTCTATTACATTATCAAATTCTGTATCTGGCAATTGTTCGATAATTGAAAACAATTCTGCATAAGAAGAATCAACAACTTCATTTTCAGCTTTCATCTCACGTTCACGTTCAATTTGGGCTAATTTTCTTTCAGACCAGGCTAATGCTGGTTCACCACCCCATAGTAAAAACGAAATTGTACCACAAGCTTCTCTATCACTTGGGTTATAATATTCTTTAGCACGAGATAAATAAGCGTACATTCGCTTAATTGTTTCTTCACTAATAGGTTTGCCCTGGGCTAATTGTTGTGCCCTAACTTTACCAACTTGTGTAGCACACTTATTGTTTACTTTTTCGTTTAAATTGATACCTACTTTAGCTTGTTGAGATACAGCTTTAGGATAATCAGAGTAAGTAGCAAATTCGTATTTATTGAAAGCAAAGAAATCAACTTCAATAGCAGGTTCGTCTACTAATGCAATAGCATCAACACCGCTATTTAAATCTTCTTCTTCGAAATCTAATTTTATTATAATTGGGGTCTTCATAATTTTCTTCTTGAGTTAATTTTCTGTTCAGCTTCTAAACCATCAGATACATCACCAGCTAAAACATATGCTTGTACTGGCCCTCCTGTTGTTACGTTAGGGGCATTTACATTTTGTTGATTTTGACCTGGTATGCTTGACCCTAAAATAAATCCTGGAGTAGTTTCACTTGCACCTCCACCTAACCCTGCACTTCCTCCTCCTCCTTTATATTTAGATATTGTAGCAGCAACAATAGTAGCAATAGAAGCAGCAGCCCTTAAATTAGCAGCTGTATTTTTAGTAGCAGTATAAGCAGCACCTGCAGGACCTAAAGCAGCACCATATGCAGCGTTTGCAGCTTTTTCAGCTTGTAATTTAGTAATAATATCACCAATAGCAACTGCTTTTTCTACAGCAAATATAGCATTTTGTATCTGTTCATTTTCACCAGCTACTTCACTTAAAGCAGATAATGCTGCGTTAGCAAATCCTACTTTAGCATCGTATAAATCTTGTTCAGCATCTGCTATAGCTTTTGTTCTTTCTTGTTCTATTTTAACTGCATCATCAGCATTTTTCTGGGCATCAGCAGCAGCTTTATCATCGATAGCTTTTTTAGCTACCGCATTATCCTGGGCACGCTTTAATCCTTCTGCTTCTACTTCAGCTATTACTTTTTCATATTCAGCATAAGCAGCAGCTTTACCTTCAGCATTATCTTTAAATAATTCTAAATCAGCATCTAATTTAGCTTCAGCATCAATAATTCTTTGTGTTAAATCGTCTTGTTGTTGCTTATATAGTTCAGCTAATCTTGCTTGTTCTTCTTCAGCTTTTTTAAGTGTTTCTTGTCTAGCTTTTTCAGCAGCTTTTTCTTCTGCGTCTCTAGCTTTTTTAGCTGCTTCTTGTCTTCTCTTAGTTCTGGCATTAATAATACCATCAATAGCATTTTGTGCTTCTCTAGCTTGTTTTTCTGCTTCAGCAACTGCTGCTTGTCCTTCTGCTTCTACTTCTGCAGGGTCAAATAATAATTTAGCTACTCCTTCAGTAAAACCTTGTTGTAAATTAGTTACATTTTCTTCGGCTATAATTCCAGCTTTAGCTAATCCAGCAGTAAGTAAATCGATACCAGCTAATATAACATTAAGAGGTGCAGTTAAGAAGGTTACTATTGCTTTAGTAATTTTAAAGTATGTCTTAGTTCTTTCGACATCACCTTTAATTGCCTCTTTTCTAGCTTTAGCTTCAGTCTTACTTGCTTCAACAATAGTTCTTAACTGATTTATTTTTAAATCCTCAATTTGTTCTTCAGTTAAGCCTTGTCTTTTTAAGGTTTCTTCTTGAGAATTTATAACTTCTAATTGTGCTTCAGCTTCACCTCTGGCTTGTGCAGCTATATCAGCTACATCTTGCATAGATAAACCTAATTCTTCAGCAGATGTAGCACCAGAATTTAATGAGTTAGTTAAATCTACAGCTGTAGTATTAGCTAAAGCAGTTTCTTTAGCAGAATCAGCCATAGCGTTTGTAAATATAATAACAGCAGCTGTAGCAGCAGCCAATGCTGTAACAATTAAGAATATAGGGTTAGCATTCTGTACAGCATTAAATATAGTTTGGGCTACAGTAGCTAATTTAGTTTCACCAACAAAATCCTTAAGACCATCAGCTAATCGCTTAGTACCATCAGCAAACGCAATAGCACCTAAAGCACCTTGTTCTAAGTTTTCTATATATTTGTTTTCAACACCAAATAAAGCTAAACCACCAACAACGGTCTCAACAGAACCTCCCAAGATGTCAATGGCACCCTGGAATTTCTCTATTGACCTTGTTACGTCTTCTGCTTCAACTACTATGTCAATTCTTGCTTCTGCGGCCATTTTGCTAGATATTTATTACAGATATTGTTAATAAGGCACTAATTAGTTATAAGCTATCAGCCACCATTGACCATCCATAGCCATTAAAGTATTTGCTTGATAAGCACGATTAATATCGTAAGTTAAATTAGCATCAATACGTTCACCTCCAGTTGTAGCTAATCTTATAGTTTTAGTAGCTGATATATTACCAGTAGCTTTAAAATATATTCTTCTACCATCGTGGTCTGAGGCTAAAGGTAAATTTAAAGTAGAAGTTCCAGCAGTACTAAACCAATCTAACAATACTGTATTTGCAGATTTTGCACTTAAAGTATTAGTAGAACCTGAAGCACCTACTACAAATTCATATCCGTGATACTGAGGACCATAATGGAATTGCTTACCTGTATATAAACTTTCACTACTAACTGAAATAGCAGGACCGTTGTTATATATTGAAATATCAGGTGTTCCTACAAAAGTAGCATAAGTATTTTCATCTAACGAATAGTTACTATAACTTAATTGGTTATTTGTACCATTATAACCTATAATAGTTTTATTACCTCCTATAACGTGGTTATTTCCTCTTAAATTAATTATAGTATTTCCACTACCTACAGAATCTAAAGAACCTGAGTTGTTGATAAAAGTACTCCTATCAATATTAGAACCGGTTGCTGTAAATTTATGGTTATTTAAAAAGGCTGTATTTTGATAACTACCTGTGTAACTAGTTGAAGTATCACCTATAACAACACTTGCACTAAATGATGCAGTTCTGGGAACGTTAAAATTAACAGTATTTAAAAATGTGCTATCCTTAACTCTTAATTCTCCACCTGAAAAGCTAACATTATTTTGAATATTAGACCTAACAAAAGTTCCTTTTATATTCGAATTAATGTTATTAAGGAACATATTACTATATCCCTTAAGAGTTTCACCATTGTAAGTATCAGTAATTAAGTTTATATTTGAACTTGAATTATTAGCAACTAAAGAATATTGTAATTTAGTTGAATCATTTCCAGTATATACTACATTACTGTTGTTAATAAGTGTACTATATTCTGTTTCAAAAGCAGCACTACTGGTATTAATATTATTATTAATCCAAGCTGAGTAATTAGAACTTTTAGCTAATCTAGCAGGAGTAGCAGTAGTATTGTGATTATTAAATAGTATACTATAATCAAAATCCTTATCAATACCTACAGCCTTATTTCCTATAACTTCAGATTGTAAAGATGTACTAACAAAGACATTTTCATTATTAATATAAATAGAATCATTACTTTTAGATACTATAGTTCTAGGGAAAGCACTAAATTGATAACCTTTATTATTTATGAAAGTAGAATAAGAGTAATCAACTATATTAATTTTAGAATTGTTTGCAAATAAACCATATTGACCATAAGTAAAATCAATAGCAGTTCTCCCCATACCTATATTGGTATTACTGTTATTAAACGATGAAAAAACATAGGGTCTGTTAAAACAAGTACTATAGTCATTTGCTGAGAATAATCTAGTAACGCTACCTGTTATTTCACATAAACCACCATTAACTGCCATTAAATCTGAAGCTGGTCCTTGAGTTTTAAGTTGAGTATTATTAACAGATATTATTCCTGCGGAATTTTGTGAACTATTATTATTTCTATACTCCCCCTGAGAATCATTAAAAATTACAGTAGACCCAAATCCTCCACTTATGTAAGTATCATTATTGTTAGCTAATAACAAATTTTTAGCAGATTGAACTGAAGCAGGGTCAAAATCATTAAGATTTAATTCAGTATTATTAAACGCAAAGAAATTAATTATGTTAGCTGAAGGAGAAATAGTACTATTGTCATTACCCATAAAGAAACTATTGTCAACCGAATATCCTGTTTTACCTATACTAGTTATATTAGTACCTGTATTAACATTAGCTATAACAACAGAACCACTATGGGCACCTTCTAGTACAATACCTTTATTTAGGGCAAATATACCAGTTTTTTCAACGCTGTCATTGTTTAAAGTATTACTACCTGAAACAATATCCATAATAATACTATTCTTAAAGTATCTTATACCAGAATTACTATTATTACCTATATAAAGTAAGTTAGCATTACCTAACTCTAAACTATTATTATCACCAATAACGTTTAGGTTTTTATTTGATAAAGAAACAGTATTAGTATTACCAGTAACTAAAACGTTACTTGTAACTGAGTTAACATCGTTCTTACCACCTAAAGTAATAGTATTAGGTGACTGAACACCACCAGCATTAATACCATATTGTAAGTTATCTTTAATATTAGTATTTAATGTTTGCTTATCCCATCTAACATTTTTCCATACTGCTGAAGAACCACTTGGTAAGAAACCTTGTTGTCTAATTAATGTTTTCTTTATACTGTCAACACTAATAGTACCACCATTAACAATATCAGTAGGAACAACTCTAACAGGGTTACCTGTATCAGGTTCAAAAACCCATTCGTTGCCTACATTATCATCACCTGGGTCTCCTTGTCCTGGCACTTGTATATCATCATTACCTTCAACTATAAATACTGGTTTATTATAGGATGGATAAAGTGCTTTAATTAACTCAACTTGAGTAGAAGTAGGTTTTAATAAATCAAAACCACTTATTTTATTAATTAAGTAAGTTTGGCCATCAATAAAGATTACATCATTAACTCTAAATTGAAATAAATCAACAGGTTCAAACTTAATATTTAAGGTAACTTTACGTGCTGGGTTTCTGTAAATATTATTTATGTAATTGGCCCAGAATACGTTGAAACTATCATTATCAGTATAGTGGTCATAGGATACCACGTTATCGGCACCCCAATACCAATTATACGAGGAGAAATTTAAATCAAATTTAGCAGCACCATAATTTAAAGTGGTTACTGGGGACATTTGATAGTAAGTAGTTAATGTTTGGCTAGCTACTGAATATGGGAAACTATAATTTTGTTTACCATTTTTAAATAACAATCTAGGCTTAAACTTAACTAATCGAGGTCTGGGTAAATAACCATCAGTATAAATATGAGGGATAGTCATATTTGATTGTGCTGATACGGCATTAGTACCAGGAATAGGCTTAACAATAGTAGGGGCAAAGAATGAATTACCTATTGTTTTTTCTCCTTCAGCATAATCGCTTTGTGCTTGGTAGGTATAAGAACCAAAAGAAACGTTATCATTAACTATATAATATTGATTAGGTGAATCATCATCCTCAACATTAGTAAATAATATTGTTTTTTCAGCATCTGCTGATGGGTGTGAAATCTGCCAGTTAACGCTATAATCTACTTTATTTGACCAGTCTAGTTCAGTACCAGTTTTAATGTAAGCATTCCAAGGTTCTATGTAAACTTTTTTAGGGTTTTCCTTATCAGCCCACCATACTAAATTAAATTGTTCAGATAAACCTTTTAAAAAATCAGCTACTTTAAGGTCCCCAAATTGAATAGCCATATCAACAGGACCACTATCGTAAGCAATGTTATCTATTTTAAAGTTATTATTTGAAAAAGTAGCAGTAGTTACAGTAGGAAGTCCTGGGGCTAATATTTCAATTTTAAATTCATAACTATATCCTGCTACAATATCAAGTAATTCAATAGATTGATTATGGGTATAATCTACGTTAGCTTGTAAAAGACCTGAAAGTAAATCCCAATATTGCCCCGTACTAACATTTTTTAATCTTACTATATAATCATTAGTTAAAGCTGGCCTAAAAGTAAAGCCGGGTTCCATTCTATAATTACCACCTAAAGGAAAAGTAATAGTATTATCAACATTAAAGTTAATCATCCCCAATGGGTCAAATACTTCAGTACCTCCAGTTAGTGTATTTGATAAATTAAAATCTATAAAAACAGCATTTATATTAGCAGTGTAAGCACTTGTTTTAAAATGTTCAGCATCAGCAACTGGGGTACTAATTGTAGGTCCTAACTCAGCGTTAGGGGTCATTAGCATATATAAGTCGCTAAACGAAGCAGTTACTCCAGTACCAAAAGAAGATGTACTTGTAGTTATAAAATTAGATTCGTATTCGTAATTTATCGAATCAAATATTTTGTCAAATATGGTTTTTACCCTAACAGCGGGTTTAAACGCATTAAGTGGGATATTATTTGATGTTACATAAGCGTTAGCTTGTGCATCAAAAGCAAAGTAATTAGCATCCCAAGCCCAGGTAGTATCATTTTCTGGGTAACCATATAGAACGTTAGGGTAAATTATACTACCACTAAATAATAGGTTGTCCCAAGAACCTGTAACATTCTGTATTGTAAAATTATGAGTATATGCACTCCAATCTAAATCAGCAATTAAAGTATCTTTATAAATATCAGTTATAGAAGAAACAGCATCACTAAAGGTACAATTATAAAAGTGCTTACCCTTATTATCAGTCGTTACAGAATCAAAGTATAATTTACCACTAGCAATAGAACCACCATCAACTAAAATTTGGCAAGAAAATGACTTTTGAAATGTAAAACCAGATTCTTCAGAATTAACATTAAAAGCATAATTAAAGAAATTATTATTAGTAGGAGTATTTGGCAAAGTAAATTGCTGAGAACCAATACCAAAATTAGTTCCTAATTCACCTACCTCAACAGCAGATATATCTAACTTTAAAGGTGAAGTTGCCTGGTCAACATCTAAATCAAACCAATCAGGGGCAGCAACCCCTGGTTTAGCTATTAACTTACTATTATATACTCTAATTATTACTTGGGCCATTATCTTGTTCTTGGAGGGTTTGCGTATTTAAATTGTACAGTATAAGACTTTAATTTTTCACTTCTCGGGTCATTTAACTTAGTATAATCAGCAGAAACTAAATTAATGGGGAACCATCTATTATTACTATCAATAACCCACGTTTCAGGAGAAATAAATAATCCTTCTAACCAATCAGACCATTCTTGAGTTAAGAATTTAGTAGATACAGTATAAACTTGATTATAATCAGTTTCATAATTAGTAACACCTCTATTTTCATAATTATAAGGACTAATTCCTGCATCTGTAAGACTATAATTAAGGAATCCTTTTGTATACTGATTATCAATTCTGCTTATTGTATACTGGTCTCTACCAGTAAAGAAATAATAGTCATAAACACCATATTTGTTTAACCAAGCCAATTGATATAAAGGATAATCACAAGGTGCTTCTAAAATATCATATTGTAAATATTGAAAGTGCCAAGCAGCATTAGCATTAGAACCTAAATCAATTGTAATAGAAACTGTAGATGGGTTTAAAGTAAATTCACCTGACCATATTGGGTCACCTACACCTATATTAATTAATCTATTATTTCTATAAGACGAACTAAAGAAACTAGATGAGTAAGAAGCTAAGGTAGAATTAAATAATGCCCTAGGACTGTAAGGACCAACAGCATCTCTACTATTATATAATCTATGTTGGTTAATTATTTGTTCCGTACTATCAATTTCATTAACATCCATAAAAGCAATGTCGTTTCTATATACTGTAGAACCACTGGCCCATTGACCATCAAACATACTAAATATATGGAATCTGTCTTTATATAAAGGAATGTTGGTATTTGGCATATCACTTAGTTTTTTATCTAATGCCTCATTCCAAGTAGCCGATGGGTTGTAGTGGCTTGGATAATCAAAATAATAAGTTTGTTCAGTTCTATCTATAGTAGCACCAAATAAATAAGTAATTGGGTCTAAAGTATGGTTAGGGTCTAATTTAGCAACATTAGTAGAACCACTAATAGCTGTACTAGTAATACCATTATATAAGAAAATAGAACTAGTAGGGGTATTACTCCATTCCTCACCAAACGCTACTTTATAAAAAACTAAATTATTATCAGAAGGTTTAAATACTGAACCATCACCAGATTCAGGTAAATCGTAATCTCCAGATACTAATGTTTTAGCTATATCGTTAATATTAAAAATACCAATACCAGAAGCATTAGGACGTTGTTTTAGTCTAACAATTCTAGTATTAGATGTATCTATAATATCACAAACATAGGAATAATTATCCTTACTGCTACTGTTTGAAGTAACAACATAATGTAAGTCACTATTAGCAGCGTTTAATATTTGAGGTGGGTATTGATTAACTGTAATAGCCATTAGAGTTTTATTTCAAATTTTTTATTATTAATATTCTTATCGAAGAAAATTTGGGCATTCAATTCGATATCATCAGCTATTGCCTGGGCAAAATATTCAGCAAATTGTTGTTCAATAACTGATATAGTAGGTTGTATAAAAGGTTGAGGTCTAAATCCTCGTTTCTGTATGTCACGGGCAATGGCAAAAGCTACCTGTTCAGGTGTTTTACCAGCAGTACTAATGTTTCTAGCTTTAACCCAATCAGCAATAGGCTTAATAGGAGGGAATTTACCAGGTCTTCTACCATCATTAACTACTTGACCATAAGCAAGAAAAGTAACATAACCATTAGCTTGGTCATATCTAAACGAATTAGCTAATTCTCCTGTTGCTGATATACCTTTACTATTGACTGCTTCTTTTAATTTTTCGGCAAGACGCCTTCCCATTAAATCGAACGTCAAGTCATAATTAGGTGTTCTTTCTAAATTAGGTCTTTTAATCATTAGTTCTATTACAAGAGGTAAATCCTTGAGGTGTTGTTTCTACTGTTACACTAAATACCCAACCGGCAGCCCTATCTTGAAACGCTTCAAATAATGGAACAATATTATTAGTAGTAACCTTAATTAGGTTCTCATAAGTACCATCATAAAAATCAGATAATATATCATAACCAATTTGTTCAGTGTTAGACATAACATCAACTAAATCAGTATCTGTTTGTAATGGTACATCCATAATGTACATCTCAAAATTTAATCGTCTAGGCTGTGCCATACTAGTATCACTAATAGTAATGCCAGGTGATGTAAGTGGACGGAAGAATACGTAAGGATACACAGCATTTTGCCAATTCGCATCCAATTGGTCAATCGACCCAAAATCAACAGTATTTACCGCAGCTAAAGTAGATGCGGCTGATTTTAAATTATTTACTATTGTTGTAAAGGATATCATAATATTTTAGTTCTGGTTTGTTGGGCTATTCTTCGTTTTTCTTCTTCATTTAATTCGTGCTGGAGAGAAAGGTAATTAAGAACAAAAATAAAATTTAATTCTGTAAGTGCCTTATCACCAGTGATAGATAATATATTGGTCTCACTAAGGTTATATAATGTTAAGAACCAACCGTAGTGGTCTTGTAAAGTAACTCCCTTATTTCCTTGTTGCTGGTCATTATCATCTCCCTCTCTGTTTCCGACTGGACTAAAGATGTTGTGATATTTTCGGAGTACTTCAGACCTATCTCCAAAAAAAAAGCCAACGCACCTTGGGCTATTTCTACTGGCAATTCCTTAAATAATTCTCCTCTAATAGCAGATGTTTCAGTATTGTAAGGTTCAACATCATAGATAGAGAAAGGGGAGGTAGATTGGCCAGTCCATACTTTAATATTATATTTGACTCGCCAAATAAAACTTTTATGGTGATGTTTAGCAATAGGTCTGTAACAGATAGCTAATAAATTATGTAACTGGTTCTTCCAGTCCTTAGCATAAGTATCACAGTCAATCCATTCACCTAAAGTCATTTTAGATAATGGTTGAAAACCATATATAACACCTTTATATTCAAATATAGGCCAGAATTTAGGTTGAGATTCGTTGAACAAACGCATCAATGACGCAACGGTGGTATCGATTTGTTCCTTAGTTAATTTAAGTATATCTTCCTTACTTTCACCAGATATAAGGCAGATAACATTAATAATGTCCTCAGGTGTTTTTAACGTATTAACGTTTTGTAGTTTGTAGAAATGGTCTACTGTAAGATATTGGGGTAAATTCATTGTTTTGTTGTTTATATATAGGGTATTGATTTAATAGCGGTAATTGATATTTAAACGGATTCTACGCATATTTGCCAATATATATTGGTTTCTTCATATGTGATTTTCTTCTTGACTCATTTGCTAGCATAGTTGCAATAACAATATCATCGTGGGTTCCGTTAGGGGCACCAAATTGCAACCTGCCAGTGCCAAGTTGTTTGTAAGTAAAAGCTGCAAATTCATCATAAAACTCAGGCATTAATTGTTTTGATGGAAATTCAAATGTTTGTTCTTGTATCCCTAAAATTAATTGCTGGATACCTTGTTGTTTTGACTCATTAGTCATAAGGAATGGTTTAACATTATCTACCTTATTCTTCATTAATTGGTACATACTTTCACCAATCCCATTTGTCTCAATATAAATACTTCTGCACCTATAGGATTGTAATGTCCGTTCAAACTGGCTAACAATTGATTCAAGAGGTAATCCATTGAGTCTAGCAATTTTAGCTGTTCGCCCGGACTCATCGAGGATAACGAGGACCGAATAATCGGAATTAAGTCCTGTATCAATGCCTGCATAATAAGAAACTGAGGGTCGTGCCAATTGGAATTCATTTATTATACATACGTTATCTAAGTTAGTAAATACGTCATTACCACTATCAGTAAATTCAGCTAAAAATTCCTGTGCGAATACTGATGGTGGCATACTTTTTTTACACTCATAAATAAAACTGGCATCAGCGAATGGATTATCCTCACTTATACCTTTAAATGAAACAAAATCAGTATCGCCGTTTTGTCCTTTTAAAAACCAATTATAAAACCAATTTTTACCTTTAGGTGTTGATATTAGTAAGCACTTTTTACCAATAGCAGTTAAGGTAGGTAAGATAGCCTGTTCAAAGGCAGATTGTTGGATGAAGGCAGCTTCATCAATAATCATATAATTAAAACTAAAACCTCTAATAGAATCAGGTGAGTCGGCAGAAAGGAATTGTAGTGAGGAACCATTAATAAATTCTATTATTAAATCGGCTTTATTTGCGGATTTAATGACAGGACTAGTTATTTCAGTGAGTTCGTCGAATACCTTCTTACATTGCTTATATATGGGAGATATCCAGCATCCTTTATGTTTATTATTGTTGAGTAACCAGTATAGCATCGCATTGGTCGCAAGCAATGATTTACCATATTGTCTGCCAGTAGATACAATACCCCATTTGTGGTTTGTTTTTACAAAACCATCAATTACTATAGCTTGTCCGTAGTGCGGATTAAATCCCTCTATTTTCATTATTTATCCATTCTGAAGCACCTGCGAAGTATTCTTCGTTTAATTCTATACCAATAAAGTTTCTGTTTTCCCTAACGCAAGCAACACCTGTAGAACCTCCACCCATGCAACAATCTAATATTGTATCTCCTTCGTTACTATATTGACGAACTAAATATTGCATTAGGTCAACTGGTTTTTTAGTTGGATGGTTGACAACAGCACCTTTTAGTTTCATTCTTGGGTTTTTAAATTCGATAATAGAGGTAGGGTATCTAACACCATTAATTAAATTATCGTTACCAACTTGAGGTTCCCAGTTGAAATCACCATAATTAGAACCTGGTCCTCCATCTTTGCTTGATTTTGGTTTAGCTGGTTCGTGTCCTTCACTCATCTGGGGATTATATGTTTGGCCTATCTTTTTACCAGCTAATGCTGTTTCATCGATAATAGTAGTAGGATGTTTAATACCTAATTTATTTTCTGCTTTAAATTGTTCAGAATAAGCTTCTCTACCGTTCATATGTTCTCCCCAGTTACTATCTTTTTCTGATTTTTTAGTTACAAGAGGTACATTGGTGGGATTATGTCCTGTTGTTTTTTGAGGATTATATATAATACCCTTATTTTTATTTTTTTGGAATATTAGGATATTTTCGTGTTTCCTTAAAGGACGAGAACCAGTTAATAATTGTCCTGATGGGTTTGTTTTTTGCCATATTAATTCATACTTATAATTTTTTATGTTACTGGTTATAAGCATTGAGGCAAAAGGTTGTATAGCGAATAAAACTATATTACCCCCGTGTTTTATTACTCGGTTAAATTCGGCCCACATATCTTCAAAGGGGATAACAGCATCCCACTTATTAGAGGTTACACCATAAGGTAAGTCAACGATAATATGGTCTATAGACTCATTATCGAGTTTTTGAAGTTCAGCTATTGCTTCTCCGTTAATTAATTTTGTTGTTGTCATAGGTTAAATTTAGTTGTTGTTGGTATTGGGGAACCGAAATCAAATTTTATTTCACCTGAGTGTTTTATTTCTTGTCTATCAATTTCTCCTCCCTTTATTTTATTCTGGTATTTAGTTATTTCGAATCTTAATCTTGCATCATTAGTTTCCATCTTTTGGCCCTCTAATTCGTTTAAGGTTCGTTCA